ATGAATAGCGCGTCACACCACGTCACAGTGCGTCACACGTTCAAACCTGTGCGCGGTCAATCCAGCGTCACAGACGTCACACACCCCTATAAGGGTGTGACGGTTGTGACGGTGACCCAAGCCAACGATACAGCATCGGCTAATTTGGTCCCAATGCCCCTGATTAAAGGGGGGGGAGCGTTCGGGGGGCTTAGTTTTCCTTTCGCGCGTTTTACCCCAAGTATCAGCTACACCAGTCGGCTTTATACTCAGGTGTCCATTTGCGGGCGAAGCCTTCGTCGATCATCCGCTGGCCTATTGTTGTCCCGTCTGGAAGTCGCAAAACAACCAGAGGTCTGTGCGTTTGAGTGTTATCAACTTGCCCGCTGTCTTCAATTGTCAGGCCTTCTGAAGAAAGCAATTCTTGCATTCTTTGCTTTGCGGCTCGGGCTAAGGGCAACTCAGCTTCACAGTCCTTTTTCCCAAATAATTCGGGTGTGTCAAAACCAGACACAAAAGGGGCTCCATCGCCCATTGGCCGCAAAAGCTGGCCGTCACACTTCACTGTGTCGCCATCGACCGCAGTCAACACCGCACAGATCATCAAAACATATTCCATTTTCAAACCATCTTTCTGAGAACCGTTGGAGATTCGTCGCATGATGCCATCCACCAAAGCAATCCACTTTCTCGAATCCCTAAAAATTCCAGAGGGTCCGAAGGCTGGCGAGTTGGTAAAGCTGGCACCATTTCAAAAGCAATTCGTCAAGGGCGCTTTGGGCGAAGGCATCAATGTGGCTGTGCTGTCGATCGGCAGGGGCAACGCCAAGACGGCACTGTCGGCGGGCATCGCTCTTGGGGCGGTTATGGGCGTTTGGGATGATCAACCCCGGCGTGAAGTTGTGATAGCGGCGAGGACGCGGGATCAGGGCCGGATTGCCTTTGACTTCTGTGTTGGCTTCATGCGGTCCCTGTCGGAGGATGAACAAGCCTTGTTCAAGGTCCGTTCATCGCCCCGGCTTGAAATTGAGTATCTGGGCGGCGATGGGGGCCACGTTATCCGAGTGCTTGCGGCTGATGGCAAGTCGGCTCTGGGCGGCGCTCCTACGCTGGTTTTGATGGATGAGCGCGGCCATTGGGAAGCCGACAAGGGCAACAATTTGGAACACGCGCTGTTGTCGGGGATCGGCAAACGCGGGGGGCGGGCGCTGATCATTTCCACCTCTGCGGCGGATGATACACACCCGTTTTCTGTTTGGATTGATCAGGAACAAGAGGGGGTCTACCGCCAAGAGCATCGGCCAGCACCCGGCTTGCCTGTTGATGATCTGGAAAGCCTGCGTGTCGCTAACCCCGGCGCGGCGGCTGGCATCGGTTCAAGTCTCGAATGGTTACAGGCGCAAGCGCGGCGGGCCATTGCGCGGGGCGGTTCCACGCTGACTAGTTTCAGGCTCTACAATCGCAATGAGCGCGTTTCTGGCGAGTCGCGGGAACTGCTGATCGAGGCCGACGAATGGCTGGCCTGTGAGGCGTCCGAGGTTCCGGCGCGGCAAGGCCAAGTTGTGATCGGCATTGACCTTGGTGGCTCTGCGTCAATGTCGGGGGCGGCGTTCTACTGGCCTGAAACCGGGCGTCTCGAATGTCTTGGCACCTTCCCCGCGCGGCCTTCTTTGCTGGACCGGGGCCAGAATGACGGCGTTTCTGGACGCTATGTGGAAATGCAAGACCGGGGAGAACTGACTGTTCTGGGGGATGCTACCGTGCCAGTCGCGCCTTGGCTGGTGGAGGTGTTGCGCCATGTGGAAGGCCAGACAATCGCGGCAATCACAGCCGACCGATACAAACAGGCCGAACTTGGCGAGGCTATCGACAAGGCTGGTATTCGTGCGCCTATCGTATGGCGTGGCATGGGGTTTCGGGACGGCGGCGAGGATTGCGAGAGGTTTCGGCGGGCGGCGTTTGACGGGAAAGTTAAAACTGTTCCATCGCTGTTGCTGCGATCCGCCTTTGCTGATGCTGTCTGTCTGCGCGATCCGGCCAACAACCTGAAACTTGCAAAGGCGCGATCCACCGGGCGGATTGATGCGGCGGCTGCAACGGTGTTGGCCGTGGCAGAGGGTGCGCGAATGACGGGCCGTACTGCCAAAGCTGCGGGGGGCTTCCTGTGGGTATGAGCAAACGCCGCCAAGATTATCAAAACCATTCGGCCAAGGTCTGCAAAACAATGCGCTGGAAAGCGATGCGATTGCTGGCGCTGGAGCGAGACGGCTGGCAATGCGTCCAGTGTGGAGAGCGGCGGCGTCTTGAGGTCGATCATATCCTGCCTGTCAAAACGCATCCCGAATTATCTTTTTCTCTGGGCAATCTGCAATGCCTTTGCGGTCGTTGCCATGCCCGGAAAACCCGAATTGAGATCGGCTTAGGCCAACTCAACCCCAAGCGCGAGGCTTGGAAAAAGCTGGTCAAAGACCTGCAAAACCCCAACGAGCATAAAGGAAAATCAAATGCTTGATTCCATTAAAATCAGCCGACGCCAGTCGGAAATCCGCCAAGCCCTTGCTGGCCTTGTAGGTAATGAAAGCGCGACCGAGGAGGAAACCCGCAACATGGGCGTGCTTGATCTGGAATACCGCAACAACGAAACCCGATACCGCGCGGCCTTGATCGCCGAGGATACCGAACGTCGGGACGCCGGGGCAGAATTGGAAACCCGTTCAGGAACTGATTGGGCCGAATTGATGGCCGGGTTTGAATTGCGCCAAGTCGCTTTGAACTTGGACGAGGGCCGCGCCTTGGATGGCCGCACGGCGGAAATCGTGCAAGAGTTGCGCAGCGCCGGGGGCTTTCGTGGCATCCCTGTACCGTGGCAGGCTTTGGAACAACGCGCGGGCGAAACTGTGGCCGGAGGCACCCCGTCACCTGTCCAGACACAACCGATTATTGACCGCCTTTTTCCGGGCAGCGTTGCCAGCCAAATGGGCGCGCAGATGATCTCTATCCCTCAAGGTTCCGTGGCGTGGCCTGTCACCACAAGCGCGGTATCGGCGGGCTGGGCAACGACCGAGACTGGCAATGTTGCGGGGCCGACAACCTACGCCACAACTGACCGGGCTATGTCGCCTGATCATAACCTTGGCGTTCAAATGCGCATTACCCGCAAGGCTCTGGCACAATCGGGGGCGGCGCTGGAACAAGCGATCCGCCGCGATATGTCGGGCGCAATGGGCGCGGCAATGGATCAAGCTGTATTCCTTGGGTCTGGCGCTGCGGGGCAACCCTTGGGCATCATCCCCGGCGCGGCAACTTATGGCATCACAAGCACAGCGGTATCGGCTGCGGCAAGCTGGGCGGCGTTCCGCGCGGCTGTGGTGCGGTTCATGCTAGGCAACGCGGCGGGTTCGCCTGCGGCGGTGAAGGCCATGATCCGGCCAGAGGTTTGGGCGTTTATGGATGATGCACTGATCAGCGGCACGGCTGTTTCTGAATGGGATCGGATGCTTGCCAATATCCCCGCGGCTAACATCGCTATGACCACCAACGCGCTTGCAACACCATCGGCGGCGTTCAAACCCACAACGGCGCTTCTGACTACCAACGCGGGCGGTGTCGCACCTATCTTTGTCGGGGCATGGGGCGCGGTTGACGTGATCCGCGATCCTTACTCGGATGCACAAAGCGGCGGGCTGCGCATCACGGCACTGGCGACAATGGACGTGACAGTCGCGCGCCCTGCGCAGCTTGAAATCCTGACCGCTGTTCAAACGGCGGCAAGCTAATGCAGACAGGCGGCGCAATCGGGGCGCTTGAACTAAGGGCGGCGCGCGATGGTTCGCGCCGCCTGACAGGCGCATTCCCCTATAATTCCCGCGCGGTTCTGTCAGATGGCGGCAAAACCGGGCGACCCAAAAAAGAGGCTTTCGCGTCACGCGCGTTTGCCTATCGTATCGACAAGCCGGAGGAGGATATTCACCTGCTGATCGGCCATGACTATGACCGCCCCATTGCCAGTCGCGCGGCCGGTACGTTCTTCGTGGCAGACACACCGGAGGCAGTGACGTTTCAGGCGGTCATATCTCCAGAACTGCAAAAGGCCAGCTATGTTCAGGACTTCTTTGCAGGCTTTGGCGCGGGGCTTGTCGTGGGCATATCGCCGGGGTTTCGCATTCCGCCCCAACGGGTCGAACCAAATGCAGAGGAAACCACAGAGGAAGATCCAGCCGAGGGGATGGCGCTTATCCGCACGATCTTTTCCGCACTTCTCTATGAGTTTTCGATGGTCACTGTCCCTGCCTACAAAGAAACCAAAGTGGAGGAGCGCAGCGCGGGCGGCGTGATCATACCGGAAAGCACGGGCCTGCAACGCACCTTGAACCGATGGAGGTTTTGACATGGCGGTCACTTTGAAACAGGTGGAGACGGTCGCCACCTATCCAGATGCACCTACCGGGCTTTCGACCGAGGCGGCGGCGCTTGATCCTGTCTTTATCTGGCAGCGTATCGAGGCATATGTTTGCCACCGGTTCACGGCGCGGGCTGTTGTTTGGACGGTCGAGGGGCCGGGGGATTGGGAGCCACCTTTGATCCCTGCCACGGTAAACGCGGCGCAAGTCTGGGCTGGTGAGGCGTGGTCGACGGTTGAACTATCACCCGCGCCGGATGGCTTCCGGCTGGTGTCAGATGGCCCTTACCGGATCACTGCAACGGTTGGCGGCGGCACGGTCCCGGCGGCTATGTCGGAGGCGTTCCGGCGCTTGGCTGAATACGTTTCGGACGGCATCAAGCCGAGTATGCACAAGGGCAGGTCAGGGGCGTCGTCTGTAAACTTTTCAATCGGCGGCGACCTTAGCGGCAGTTTCAGCCGCAACCCTGCGTGGATGGCGCGGGCAATGATCAATTCCGGCGCCGCTGACCTGCTGCGCCCTTATCGGAGGGCAACGTGATGTGGCCATTCAAACAAAAAATGGCAATCGAAACCCGTTCCAGCGGTTCGGGATACACGGCGCAAATCATGGCAGCGCGGGAAAGCTACATTTCCGGCGCGTCTGGCATCGGTGAACTGACTGCAACGGTGCAGGCTTGTGTGACGCTGTGGGAATCGGGCTTGGCCCTTGCCGATGTGTCTGGCACCGACATGTTGACGCGGGCTTGCATGGCCTTGTCGGCAAGATCCTTGGCCTTGCGTGGGGAAGCCTTATTCCTGATTAGGGAAACCGGGCTTATTCCCTGCACCGATTGGGATTTGAAAACCCGCAATTCAAAACCAACCGCTTACCGTGTGACCGTGGCCGAGGCTGGCGGCGGGCGATCTGAAACCGCATTGGCGGCCGAGGTGCTACATTTTAGGATCGGCTGTGACACGGCAACGCCTTATCTGGGTTCGGCACCATTGGGGCGGGCATCGCTTACAGCCGGGATGATGCAAGCGATAGAATCCGCATTGGCCGAGGTTTACCAAACTGCGCCTTTGGGTTCTCAGGTTGTGCCATTTCCAGAGGCCGACGAAACCGAAAAAGAACGGCTGAGCCGCGCTTTCCGGGGAAGCCGGGGCCGCGTGATCTTGCGAGAGTCGGTGAACGTATCGGCGGCGGGCGGGCCAGCACCACAGCAAGACTGGCAACCGCGCGACCTAACCCCTGATTTGTCCAGGTCGATGGCGGGCGAAAGTCTGGGCGCGGCGCGGGATGCGGTGTCGATGGTGTTTGGCGTCCTGCCTGCGCTTGCCAATGGCTCAACGACCGGGCCGATGGTGAGAGAGGCGCAACGCCACCTTGCTCAACTTGTACTGCAACCCATTGCCATGCTGATGGCAGAGGAGGCCACAGCCAAGCTGGGCAGCGATGTGTTGATTGATTGTGTGAGGCCGATGCAGGCTTTCGATGCAGGCGGCAAGGCGCGGGCGCTTTCCACCATGATCCAAGCCCTTGCGATTGCGAAAGAGTCCGGGATCGAAGGGGCGGCGCTAAGGGACGCGCTCACATTCATCGACTGGGCTGATTGAGATAGGCAGGTTGCTTGTGGGTTCTCGTTTGCACCCACAAGCAACCCCATAAGTCGGTGGGCACATAAAAACCTGCACTCGCGGCGCCCAAGCCCATTGCATCCGATGGCACTGCCCAGCATTTATCCAGCCACATGCAGGTGATTCAATCAAAGTTTCCACAGGGGCGATATATTATAGGCATTTAAAGGGCTGTTTACTTTCCATTTCGACCTTTAATGAATGAAACAATTCCACCGATTGCAGCAGCGCCCAAAAACAGGCCGGGTACTATCGGGTTGTTGGTGACGAACAAGGACGCAAAGGCCCCGAGTATCAGTGCGAAGAACAGGCAAGCGCCATAGCGCATACCGCGTTTCGTATCCTCGATTTCTGCTGCAATAACAGTACGATCCATGCCCATGCTATGTTCAAGATTTTGCTCTGCCATTGAAAGTATTCTTTCCGCAGCGCCCGGTAATATTTCGTCATACTCACGCAAATGCTTGGGGTGAGGCATAGGGCCCGAAAACTGCTCGCTAACCGCAATCTGCGTTATTCGACGAGCAACCTCAGTAATTTCGCGTTTTTGGACCTTACCTTCTAACTCACGCTCAATTGCATCCTCAATCTTCAGAACGGCAGAAACAGCACGCGAAGACATGTCACCCTCGCTTGGGTGTGGCGCTGGAAGTTTCCCCAATATTATGTCTTTCCTGTTCAAGTGCAGATCTCATCGCACGCCCAACATTGATCCAAGACAATCCTACTCTATTGCGCGGAGCGTTAGTGTAAGCCGTAGAACCACCGAATACAAAGCGATAAGGTGAAGAAAAGCCCGTCACGAAACCGCGACGGAAAGTCTTATTTCCCGGATTCTTCATAAGGGTTCTCCAATCTTCATATCTACTTATACATACATAGTATCTTTCATAGAAGCATCATCCACAAGATCGGTAAAATTATTGTTACGTGGGCAGATCAGTGCCTATACTCTTTTTAACCTCATTCGCCGCCATAAACTCAACCTTGGCAGTTTCGAACGCCGAGCGGATAGCGGCTAACGCGGCGGGTGCAATTTTTTGCCCCGCTCTCGAGGCGAGGAAATATGCCCCGTGAAACATCGGCCAAAGCCGCCAATCGAGCAATAGATAATCGCCGCTTTTCGCAGCAGGCGCTGGCGTGCGAGGTGAAGCAGATGCCGTTTCCGCAAAAAGCTATTGCTATATACAATTGGCTTTGCTACCAACCTATTGTATATAGCAATAGGATATCGAAATGATCAGAGCTCGCGCGAAGCTGTCTTGTCAATTGGCAGGCCTTGAACCCCAGAAATTAAATGAGGCGGCTATGCATCAGCATCTGCCTTGTGTCCCAGAAACGAAACCGGGTGCCGCCCGAATTTTCGACCGCGACGGGATTGTCATGCTGAAAATCTTCTCTACGCTCCTTAAGCAGGGCATGTCCAGTATTGAGGCAGGCAAGATTGCATGTGCAGTACATAGTAAATTCCAGCTGGATTATAAGGAGCTGGTCAATCACTTGCGCTATTACTTCAAGCCTGACTTTTACCCTGATGACATCGACCCTCCGGTCCTGATGTTCATGGACGACGGGAACGTATTTATCTCAAACGATGTGACAGCGCGGGGCATCGACTCTCTATTTTCCGCCTCAACGTCGTATCTAAACTTTCCTATCCGTGCGTTGCGGGTCGAAACTGACAAGCAGCTACAATGGCATCAGGACAACCCTGTATTGGGCGAATCAGACTAATGACCAACTGCCCCGCCCTTTTGCCAGAATACACGACCCCGGCAGAATTGGCGGCGCATCTTGGCGCGTCACCTAGAGCGGTAGCTGATACCGTTCGAGCATTAGGTTGCCGTGCCAAAATCGGCAAACGCACTGTAATGTTTCCGCATCACGTTTCGTCCTTCATGGAGGCTATGGAATGCCACACGAAATCCACAAGCGCGGCAAGATCTGGCACTATCGGGGCAGCACCGCCAACGGGCGATTCCGAGGCACTACGCGCACGACTGACAAAGCCATTGCCCAAAGGGTCGCGGCGGAAGCAGAAGCCCGTGAATGGAAACATCATCTCGATGGACCGGGAGCGCATGTGACCTTTGCCAATGCCGCAAACGCCTATCTTGATGCAGGCAAATCGACCCGATTCCTTTTGAAGTTGTGCGAGCATTTCAAGGACACACCTCTGCGCAACATCAGTTCCGGCGCAATCCTTGCCGCTGCGGTGAAGCTCTATCCCAACGCAAAAGGCGCAACTCGTAACCGCCAAGTTATCGCGCCGACATTGGCGATCATCAACCACGCGGCAGAATTGGGCTGGTGCGCACCTGTGAAGGTGAAGCGCTACTCGGTCAATCCAGCCGTAAAGATACCGGCAACCCGTGAGTGGGTAACGGCTTTCGCTGATCAAGCCAAAACGGACAACTTGCCTCACTTAGCTGCGCTTTGCTTTTTTATGTTTGGCACTGCGGCGCGTATTGGTGAGGCTGTGCGGATGATCTGGGATGATGTGGATTTGAACTCGAACACCGCCAAGCTGTCCGGTGACAAGCCTAAGCCTTGGACACGCACAGCGCATCTTTCACCCACCGTTATCGCTGCTATGGCCAGCATCGGCGGCAACCGCAACCCTGCCGAATTAGTGTTCGGATATGCGGAATCGGGCAGCGTAAAGAAGACATGGGATAACGTAATCGAGCGGGCCGGAATTGAACGCCTAACGCCTCACTGTTGCCGCCATGGCTTTGCTACCGCCATGCTACGGGCAGGCTTTGACCCTGTGACCATCGCCAAGCGCGGCGGCTGGAAAGATCCGGCAATTGTGGTTCGGACCTATGGCCACGCCTTAGAAGACAAGACCGTCACCGATGTGCTTTTTGACACAAGCCTGACACAATCCGCAAAACAAAATCCCGTAACTATCAGTAAAAAAAGGATAAATTAA